GATCATGTATCATTATACATAGGAAGAAAGAGGTAAATGGAAAAGATGTTCTCGATGTCATGAGATTAAATTGGCTCATCCTTATTTCTTTTCTAAAAATAAAACTTCAAAAGATGGCTATTATAGCTTATGTAAATAGTGCAGAAATAAAAAGTCATAAGGTCATTTTTGGATAATGAATTTAATAAGTTTTTACTTAAGATTAGAAAAGGAGGTGCCTTATGGCAACAAAAGATGACTCAAATGCAAAATATACTTGTGAGCGATGCGGCAAGTTATTAAGCGCGATTAATTTTTATACATATAGAGATGGAACTAAGTGTGAAATTTGTAAGCCATGTCTAACCGCGCATATTGATAATCAAAGACCATAGACTTTTATTTGGATATTGAAAAAAATGGATGTTCCTTATATCCCTACTGAATGGAATGTTTTATTAAAAAAGGCATATGACAAAGATCCTTATAAAATAAATGGAATGTCTGTTATTGGCAAATATCTTGCAAAAATGAAGTTGCGGCAATGGAATCAGTATCGTTTTGAAGATACTGAAAGAATTCAAAAGTAGTTAGAAGAACAGCAACAACAAAAAGTGTAGGTCAATGAAGAAGAAAAACAAAAGTATGAAGCTGAATTGAAAGAGCAACTAGACAATGGCGAGATTTCAATGGCTGAGTATCAAACCCTTGTCCGCACAGAAACTCAAATGTAGAATTTACCAGAATTGCAGGCAAATAAAATTACTGGCCAAATTAATGACCCATATAACCCGCAACAAGATTTTATAGGACAGATGCGGAATCCATTTCAATAGCAATTATTCATCCCATAGGGGGATATGGTTGACCCTGGCGCATAGCTAGATCAATAGGATAAATTATATTTAGCCATGAAATGGGGACGTCTTTATAGTCCAAGCCAATGGGTTACTCTTGAACAGTTATATAAAGAATTTATGGATTCTTTTGATATTCAGGGCGCGGCCCGTATTGATACTTTAAAGATGATATGTAAGACATCTTTAAAAATGAATGAAGCAATCGATATGGGAGACATAGATACATATCAAAAATTATCTCGTGTTTATGATGCGATGATGAAATCTGCAAAATTTACATAGGCTCAAAATAATGAAAGCGGTAGTGATACTATAGACTCAGCCTCTGCTATTGTAGATTTTGTGGAAGCACATAGCGGATAGATTCCTCGTTACGTATGTAAATAGCCATTAGATATAGTTGATAAAATTATTAATGATTTAAAATAGTATAATAAAAGTTTAATATATGAGGATAAATCATTAGCTCAGGAAATTGAACAATATATTCAAGATAGACGAATCGCGGATTAGATGAAGAAAGATAAAAAAGAAGCTGAAAACCGCGGTTTGGATGCTGTTGAAATCGAAGATGATGATTATGTCGAATTTAAATAGGCTCATTAGCAAATGAATTAGCATGATAAGAATTTAAGTGATGAGCGTATTGAATAGGAATATGAGCAAAGGAGGGTGCAAGTGGATAATGAAACTTCAACAACTACTTGAACTTTCTTAGAATAAAGATTTTAGAAAACAAGGAATTTCTGAATAGCGATTATTAAATGATATGGATCAGCTCAGATAGCTCATAGCCTTTTTCCGATAGTATCCAGATATTTTTGTTGATTTTATTAAGGGAAAAGAAAGTAAATTTGAATTTTATTTTTATCAAAGAGTTTATTTGCGAGCGGTTATGAGACATCGTTATGTCTATTGTACTTTTCCACGCGCTTATTCTAAATCTTTTTTATCAATGATGGCATTAATGGTTAGGTGTGTTTTATTTCCTAATTCACATCTATTTGTAACTACAGGAGGAAAATAGCAGGCGGCAAGTATTACAATAGCGAAGATTGAATAGATATGTCGATTAATTCCTGGGCTAAATAATGAAATTAATTGGGAACGCGGCGTTTCTACTAAATCAAAAGATAATGTTAAATATGTGTTTAAGAATGGCTCTTCTATTGATATTTTGGCGGCGAGGGCTTCTTCTCGTGGGCAGCGTCGTACAGGTGGGCTTATGGAATAGTGCGTATTAATTGATGGTGATATTCTTAATGAAGTTATTATTCCTACTACTAATGTTGATAGACGATTGCCAGATGGGACTATGCATAAAGAATAGGTGGTTAATAAGTCTCAAATTTACATTACAACCGCCGGTTGGAAAAATTCTTTTGCGTATAAAAAGTTAATAGAAATTTTAATTAACTCAATTATTGAGCCAGATGAATATATGATAATGGGCGGGACTTATGAAACGCCTGTTGTTTCTGGATTGTTAAATGAAGACTTCGTCGAACAACTGCGGTTACAAGGTACATTTAACGATTAGTCATTTAATAGATAGTATCGTAGTATCTGGTCTGGAGATGTCCAAAACGCATTTTTCTCTTCTGAAAAGTTTGATAAATATAGGGTTTTATTGCAACCCTAGTACGAATATAGCGGGCGATCTTCAAAAAATGCTTATTATGTTTTTGGAATTGATGTAGGTCGTATAGGATGTACAACTGAAATTTGCGTATTTAAAGTGACGCCGCAAGTGCAGGGAGCCGCTCAGAAAACATTAGTTAATTTATATACATTTGATGCTTAGCACTTTGAAACTCAAAGTATTCATATTAAACGACTTTATTATAAATATCAGCCTAAACGAATTGCCATTGATGGTAATGGCTTAGGCGTTGGTCTACTTGATTATTTAGTAAAGACGCAAGAAACAGATGAGGGATAGACATTGCCGCCTTTTGGCGTTTATAATTTAGATGAATATCCTGAATATAAACAATATTTAACTCCAGAAACTTAGCGAGATTTATTATTTGTTATTAAAGCAAATGCGCCAATTAATACAGATGCTTATAGTTATGCTCAGACGCAAATGTTTAGCGGGAAGATTAGATTTTTAATTGATGAAAGTTTAGCTAAGACAAAGTTAATGTCTACAAAAGTTGGACAAAATATGTCTGTAGATGAGCGTAATGAATATTTAAGACCTTTTATTCAAACTTCTATATTGAAGGAACAGACCTTGAATTTAGTAGAATAGAACGAAGGTGTTAATATTATTTTAAAGCAAAGTAATAGAAGCATTAAAAAAGATAAGTTTTCTGCTTTTATTTATGGATTATATTACATTAAATTAGAAGAAGAATTAAGCAAAAAACGCAAGACTCGAGATATATCTAAATTTTTATTTTTTACTTCTAAATGATAGGTCAAAACTTGATAATAATATTCTTCATTTTTTAATATATAAGTAGCAAAGGAGAGAAATTTATGCGAGCATCTAGAGGTTAGATAAAAATAGAAGAAATTTTGCAATAGTCTGGATTAGAGTTCGCTGAAGAGTATTCTTTTCAAGATTTGGTGAGCAACAATGGGCGACCGCTTAGATTTGATTTTGCTGTTTTTAATGATTAGCATTAGTTGGAATTTCTTATTGAATTTCAAGGTATTCAACACTATTAGCCAAAAGATAAATTTGGTGGTTATAGTGGATTAAGAAAACAACAATATAATGATATGAAAAAAAGATAGTATTGTCAAGCGCATAATATAAAATTAGTTATTATTCCTTATTGGGACGAGTATAATGTTAATTATGACTATATTATGAAGGCAGCCTATGGTTGGTAGTAATCCAGAAGGAGAGGTAATTAAAATTGGTTAATCGAATGGCCGAGATTAAAAAGAAAGGTTTTAATATGGTCGTTGCGGATGAAAATTTAGATAACGATTTAGTTAATGACCCTTCTTTTGCAGATTTTACTCGAATGAGAGGGTTGAGATCTCTCACTGATGCGATTTTCCGATTAGGAGATTTACAAAAAGCCAATCCACGATTAGCTAATAAAGAAGAAGTTCTTGCTGCTATTCATAAAGGTGATTGTGAAAGAATGAGAGCTATTTCAAATTTCTTTTATAAAACAAGTGGTATTTATCAAAGATTATGCCGATATATGGCTTATATGTATAGATACGATTGGCTAATTACTCCTCATTATCAAGATGATGCAAATCCTGAAAAAATTGTTAAGGGTTTTAATGAAGCTTTAAAATATTTAGATGATTTTGGAGCTAAGCAATTTTTTGGGGATGTCGCTTTAAAAGTTGTTAGAAATGGCTGCTATTATGGATATGTCATTTTTAAAGAACATAAAATAATGGTACAAGAGCTTCCTATTAGATATTGTCGTTCTAGATTTTCTATTAATGGACAGGCTGTTGTAGAATTTAATATGCGTTATTTTGATGATGCCTTTAGTAGCACAGAAGAGAGATTAAGAATTTTATAGCTTTTCCCTCCTGAATTTCAAAAAGCTTATAAGCTATATAAACAAAATAAATTGGCGGCAGAGCTTCCTGGTGATGAAGACGGTTGGTATATGTTACAGGTGGGCGCCGCAATTAAATTTAATTTAAATGGTTAGGATTTTCCGCCATTTATAGCTGTTATTCCAGCAATTATTGATTTAGATGAAGCGCAGGCCTTAGATAAGAAAAAGCTTCAACAAAGATTATTAAAAATTCTTATTCAAAAAATGCCAATTGATAAAAATGGCGATTTAGTTTTTGACGTTGATGAAGCTCAGCAGTTACATAATAATGCTATTAATATGTTATCTAAAGCTATTGGTGTGGATGTATTAACTACTTTTGCAGATGTTGATGTTGCAGATATGTCAGATAATGATGCGGCAACCGCAACAGACGATTTACAAAGAGTAGAACGTACAGTGTATAATGAAGCTGGCGTTTCACAAATGCAATTTAATACAGATGGTAATTTAGCTTTATAGAAATCAATTTTAAATGATGAAGCTAGTTTATTAAATTTGATTCAACAATTTGAAATGTTTTTAAATGTTCTATTAACACCATTTAATACTAATAAAAAATGGTTTTATAGAGCGCAAATTTTACCAACAACAATTTATAATTATAAAGATTTAGCAAAGCAATATAAAGAGCATACTCAGTTAGGCTATTCAAAAATGTTGCCTCAAATTGCTCTTGGGCAATCTCAAAGTGCGGTTTTATCTACTGCTTACTTTGAAAATGATATTTTAGATTTAGTTAATGTGTTTATTCCTCCGCTTATGTCTAGTACAATGAATGCTGATGTTTTAAACAGAAATAAAACAACTGATTCAGAGGGCGCGGGTAGGCCTGAAAAGGCAGATGATGAAAAATCAACTAAAACTATTCAGAATGAATAGTCTAAAAGCTAAAAAATTTTTAGGACAAACTTTGTTAAATTAATATCGTAATTTTTTATAATAAGTAAGGAACTTGAAAGGAGAAAGCCATGCATCAATCCGTTGCAACAATCAATTCTCCAGAATTTCTAAATCTTCAACCGCTTGATATTAATCCGTTAATGTCTAAGTGTGAAATAAAAGTCCTTTATTTAGGAGCTAATAGAAATAATAGTTTTATTACTAAAGAAGTTGCTACAGAAATGGGTAAAACTCTCCGTGGAGCTCCTATTGTGGGTTATTACAAGGACAGTAAAGAAGATTTTGCTGATCATGGAGATCAGATGATTTTTGATGATGAAGGTATCCATTTTAATTGTTTAACAAAACCCTATGGCTTTGTTGCGCCAGACGCTCAAGTTTGGTTTCAAGATTTTGAAGACAAAGATAGCTTTGGTAACAGCATTATTAGGACTTATTTAATGACTACAGGATATTTATGGACTGGCCAATTCCCGGAATCCAGCTTAGCCGTCGATGAAGGTCGTCCGCAATCTATGTAGCTTGATAGGAATACTCTTGAAGGGACTTGGTAGACAAATCTTAAGACAGGAATTGATTTCTTTATCATTAATGATGCAATTATTTCAAAATTATGTATTTTAGGAGACGATGTTGAGCCTTGCTTTGAAGGCGCTTCTGTGACGGCTCCTGATGTAAGTTCAAAGTTCACTTTGGACAATGATTTTAGACATACTTTATATAGTATGATGCAGGATTTAAAGAACGCTTTAGAAGGAGGACAACAGATGTAGGATCCTAAGACTGTTGAAGTGGTCGAAGAGACAAATAGTCCGGCTAATGAAGTTGTGGAAGAAAATCCTGTAATAGAAAATTCTTCTACAAACTAGGACAAAGTTGATGAAAATACCCCTTCAAATATTGATAATAATACAGAAGATACTACGGTAACAACAGAAGACACTTTTGCAGAAAAGACAGAAGAAAACGTTAATACTGAGTTACAAGAAAAGTATGCGGCTATTGAAGATGAATTTAATAAATTAAAAGAATCTTATACTGCATTACAGACTCAGTGCGAAGAATTAACTGCAAGATGTAATGAATTAGCTGAATTTAAGAAAACTATTGATAATGAAAAGAAAGATGCTTTAATTGCTGATTTCTATATGCTTTCTAATGAAGATAAGGCCGATATTATTGCAAATAAAGAAAAATATTCTTTAGAAGATATTAAGGCAAAGTTATCTGTAATTTGTTTTGATAAAAAAGTTAGTTTTTCCAAAAGTGAAGGCAAAGAAAAGAAAGAAGACGTTGTTACTTATAATGTAAATAATACTAATGACAGTAACTTACCAGATTGGGTAAAGGCTGTTAAGTAGCAGCAAGATAATGCTAATTAATTAGGAGGCTTAATAAATGGCAACAACTATTTCAAGAAAAGGTTATGGACAGGTCGAGCCTAATCACCTTTCTGGTATTGTAACTGGTCAAATTTATGCTCAGTTACCTGCCCATGTTAATACGGCTGCAAGTGGTCAACCAAGTAATGCAATTACCCAGCTTGAGCAAGGCCAGTTTGCTAAATATGATTATGCTGCTGGTGAAGTTAATTTCACTGGTGATGGCGAATTTATGCTTGTTTATAATGAAGAAAAGCTTTATGATGAAAGAAAACAAGCTCATAAACATTTTGTTTATAAAACAGAAGATTTTACCGATGGTAAAATTTATCCACGTTTAATCAAAACTAACATTGGTGATATTTATACTACAAATACAATTGGTGTCGCTAATACTTCTGATACTGCCACTGTTGGTACAGTAAGTCTTTCTGTTGGCAATTATTTAACAGTTGGCTCTACTGGCTTCTTAGCAAAAGCTACAGGAGAAGGAATGCCAGCTTCTGGTATGGTTTGGAAGGTTGTTAAGGAATATACGATGCCCGATGGACAACCTGGCGTTAAGATTCAAAGAGTTCAGTAATAAGGAGGAAAGAAACGATGGCATTAGAAAAGAAACAGCTTATTGAGTTAGCTAGAGCCAATGCTAAGGCTTCATTAAATCCTTCTGTTGCATACTCTTTTAATGGAGAAAAATTATCAGCAGATGCTCTCAATAAGACATTTATTAAGGAATTAAATGAACTTGGGGCAACCCCGCAAGATTTTAGAGAAAATCAGAATTTAATTTATACTTTAATGGAAATCGGTCTTACTGAGGTTCTTCCTCAGAAAGTTCTTGATGCTTATGGTCAGTTTGCGGATGTTCGTACATTCCCGCAGGGCACTAAGCCTGTTTATAAGACCAAGATTAGTGAAGCTTCTAGGAAGCGTGCTAAGCAGTTCGTTACCAGAGTTGGTCTGGCTGGTAGATATGAAGTTTTTAAGCTTGATGGCTATGAAATTGAAGTTCCTACATCTGCATATGGCGGAGCTGCCAGAGTTGAATGGGAAGAGCTTCTTGATGGTCGTATGACCTTAAATGATTATTACAGTATCGTTCTTGAAGGAATGGATGAATCTGTTTATAAGGAAATCGCAAAAGCTCTTGTAGCTATGGTTGATACTCTTCCTGCACTTCAAAAGTCCATTCAAACAACATTCAACGAGGCTCAGATGGATAGACTGCTCTCTTATGCAGATGCTTATGGCAGAGCTACTATTTATTGTACATTTGAGTTTGCGGCAACCATGCTTCCTTCTTCAGCAAATAATTATGCGGCATGGTCTGATGCAATGAAGGATCAGGTTTGGAATAATGGCTATTTTGCTACTTATAAGGGTCATAATGTTATTATTCTTCCTCAGTCCTTTGAAGAGATTACAAACACCACTGCAACTAAAGTGATTGATCCTTCTTATGCTTGGATCATTCCTACTGGGGCCGAAAAGCCAGTTAAGGTTGCATTTGAGGGTGGCGCTCAAGTTAAGTCATTTGATAATAGAGACTGGTCTACTGAAATTCAAACTTATCAGAAGTTTGGTGTAGCCACTTATGTTGTTAATCCTGGTATCTGTGTTTATAGAAATTCGACATTGACGACTACATTTAGTGCTACTTAATAAATATTTAAGTAATGGGGAGAATTGAATAAATAATTCTCCCCATATTTTTTATATAAGGAGATAAAAGGAGTTTTATATATTATGGATAAAAATACATTAATTAAAGTAATTAACAAGTATTCTGGTATTGTCGGTTATGATGTCCCAGATTTAGGCGTGCATAGAGATTTTTTCCCAAATGAAACTAAAGAAATTTCATATGAAGAATTATAGAAGCTGTCTTATATTCCTGGCGGAGAGGTTATTTTAAGATAGTATCTTGAAATTAGTGATAAATAGGTTGCTAATACTTTACTTCATATTAGTCCTGAGCCAGAATATTATTATTCTGAAGAAGATGTAAAAAGATTAATGACAGGTGGATCTTTAGATGAATTTTTAGATTGCTTAGATTTTGCTCCAAGTGTTATTATTGATATGATTAAGGTTTTAGCGGTTGAGTTACCTCTTAACGATGTTAGCAAAAGAGAAGCCATTAAAGACAAATTAGGCTTTGATGTCACAAAGGCAATTGAAATTAGAAACACCAAATTAGATGGAGAAACAGATGTGATTGATAATCAAGTATCTAAGACAGCTAGACGAGTAAAACCAGTTGATTCTACTCCTGCTGCGACTGGCCGCAGATATGTTCCAGAAAATAAATAATAACTAATAGGAGGAATATATTATGTCTACGACATCATTTTCACTTGTATATGACTCCTTTCTTTCAAAAATTACGGATGATATGTATCTAGAATTAAATGAACTAGATACATTTCGTTTATTATAGCAATTATTATTCTCAGCTATTGAAAAATTTGAATTTCCGCGAGTTAATTTAAATGATTATGAATATTTTGGAGTTGCTGATGTTCGAACTTATAATGGAGCAGAAAGCAATCATCAAAATGTTGATGCTATTATTTATGATGGCGGTTGCTTTAATTTTTCTTTAAGCCATGAAGAAGTTAATATTTTAGCTGTTTATATGATTGTAGAATGGCTAAGTCAACAATTAGCAAGTGTTGAAAATACTAGAATGAAATATAGTGGCTCTGATTTTAAATTTACCTCTCAGGCAAATCATATGCAAAAATTACTTCAATTAAAGAAGGATTATGAAAGATAGGGATTCCATTTGCAGCGTCTATATAAAAGACGTATTGCAGATAAAAATGGAATTATGCGTTCTACATTTAATGTTATTATGTAGCCTATCTCTTGGGATAACAGCGTATGATATTAAAATATAATATAGATATTAATAATAATGCAATCGTGGATAGATTACAAAATTTAATTAATCAAATTTATAAATTATTGCCAATGAGAGAAGAAGGGGCTGAATGGGAGAAACCATTAGATACTATTTTATAGTAGCTGGCGGGAATGCAAAGATTAATGGAAGGCGGCTTTCCAGAAATTTTCTTTCCCCTTTTAAATAAATTAGAAGGATTATATTCATTAATCACAGAAGAAGAGTTTCTTTGTTATAGACGAACAATTTTCGAATGCTTAGGGTTAATGAATGATTTAAAAGAAAAAATATGTCATTAGAATTATTAAATAAAAGATTAAACTACCATGGCGGAAATCAGTAGCAAAGATTTATAAATGATAAATTAAGATCATTAAAAAGGGCTTTGTTATATTCTTATCAAGCCGCAACCGCCGTGTTATCTGATTAGAGAGAATTTAGATGTTTGATTAATCCTGATAAAAATTCTCCTTCGTATGATAATAAGATTATTTCAATTCCTTATAAAGATATTTGTTTAAACAAACCGCGAGTAGGAAAAACAATAGAAGGAGAAGAAGAGATAGGATTAAAACCTGGGGATGTATTTGTTTGGAAATAGACAAATACGCATTGGTTAGTTTATTTATAGTATTTAGAAGAAGACGCTTATTTTAGATCTGAAATTAGAAGATGTGATCAATAGATCAAGGTAAACGATCAATCTTATTGGGTGTATATTCGCGGACCTGTAGAAACTTCTATTGAATGGTCTCAGAAAGCGGGAATTGAATGGAATTCTTTAAATCATTCATTAGTAATGTATATTACTAATGATTAGAATACTAATGATTATTTTCATCGTTTTCAACTTATAAAAGTATTATAGCCGTCAAGTGGAATTGAAAAAACTTGGCAAGTAGTTGACGCTGATCCTTATTATGGGGATGGTATTATTCAAGTATTTTTAGATGAATATTTTGAAAATACTGTTGAATAGGCGGGTAAGAAATAGAAAGAAGAAAATAATCCGCCGCCATAGATTGATGAGACAAAACCTTATATTGATGGGCCTATTGAGGTTACTCAGTATAGTAAGGCAATGTATCATATTAAAAATACAAGTGGCGGTAAATGGTTAATAAATTGGAAGTAGTAGTAGATTGATTTAAAGTATAATAAAAATATTTTACTACTTGATATTCCTATTGGTGAATTAAGCACATTTACTTTGATTTATCGAAAAGATCAAGAATAGGATGTTACTTTAAATGTAAAAATAGTTGCTATGTAAATAGTTTGGAGATAAAAGGAGTTTAATATGAGAAAAGATTTAGTATTGAGTCCTTTTGACTTTACATCTTCTTTTTTATCTTGTGAAAAAGATTTAGAAACAATTTTAAGAAAATTGTTTGTTGAAAGTCAACCGTATAGTGATGATCTTAAAAGATTGTTAGTGATAAATGCTAAAGACTGTTTAGATAATACTGAAAGTGAAGTTTATAAAAAAGCTATTCAAGATATGAGTTTATCTAAGTTAAGAGAAGAAGGATATTTAAAATTTTAGCCAAAGATTAAAATGCCATAGCATGAGTAGGTTAAAAGTTATTTGATTTTTTCTTTTGATAATTTTAAAACTAATGCAACAAATCCGCAATTTAGAGATTGTAATGTTTTTATTGATGTATTATGCCATAGTGATTATTGGGATTTAGGAAAATTCAGATCTCGTCCATTAAAAATTTGTGGTTATATCGATGGTATTTTGAATAATGCAAGATTATCAGGGATAGGAACATTTCAATTTTTAGGTTGTAATGAATTAGTTTTAGATGAAACCTTATCTGGCTATACTATTTCTTATGAAGCTATTCATGGTACAGATGATAAAATTCCTACTCAACATGGATGGATAAGTAATGTTGGATGAATTACTTTTGTTATCTGGCAATGATATCCCAATTCCATAGGCTCAATTAGTAATTCATCAACCGCGATTAAAAGAAATTGCCTATATTACAGAAACTCGTTTTTGGAAAGGTTGCGAACTTTTTAAGTTTGATAAGGAAGTTTTAGATGATAAGGACAAACTTGGTTTATCTAATTGGTCAAATTTTAATATAATAATGTCAATGATTCAAGAAAAAAATTTTGAATCAATGCAGGCAAAAGTAAATGTTATATCTATTTTAACTTTGCTTTTTCCAGATTATAGAATAACACTTAATCAAAATAAAATTCAACTTTATAAATAGGAAACTAAATAGATAAATGAAATAAATAATAATAATTTTTAGTTTTTTAAAAATATTTTAATTGAAATATTTTGTTTAAGTGGTGGAGAAGAAGATGAACAGTATAATCCTGCGGGAGAAGCCGCAGAACGTATTGCTAAGAAATTAATGGAAGCAAGAAAAAAGAAGGCGAAGCTGGCGTCTTCTAATGATAATAAAGATAAGATTTCTATATTAAGTAGATATATTTCTATTCTTGCTGTTGGATAGCAAAAAGATATTAATGATTTAATGAATTATACTGTTTACCAACTTATGGATTAGTTTAGACGCTATCAATTGAAAGCTAGTTTTGATTCTTGGGAAAAATACAAAATTGCAGGAGCTACTGATTTAGAAGATCCTGAAAATTGGTATAGAGATTTATATTCTAAAGAAGAAGACACTAATAATAAAAATTCAAATGATAGTTGGCTTGAGGTGTTATAATTAAAAATAATACATTTTTTGTACAAAAAATATTTAAGGAGGATATCCGAATATGAAATTTGGTGTTCGTTAGATTGCGAATGTTGTTTTCAGAGCGGCTAATGAAGGACAGAAAATCGGCGCTGTAACTTATCATAAAGGACAGCCTGTTTTCTATCTTGACACAGCAAAGACGTCTACCATGGAAGGCGCTGCTACTTCTGTTTATGCAACTGGTGGTCGCGGTAATACTCGTTTATTATCTTGGGAAGGTGAAAAAACTTTAACTTTTACCGTTGAAGATGCTTTACTTTCTCCTATTAGTTTCTCTATGCTTGCTGGTGCTAATGTTTTAAAGGGCGCTGCTAATAGTACTAAACTTGTGCATTTCCATCAAACTACCGCAGCCACCATTGCAAACGGAGTTATTGATCTTACTAATGCTTTATTAACTGGTGATACGATTTGTAGTACTGCCCCCATTTATGTTATGGAGGTTGATGATGGAGGAGATTTAACAGGAGCTTTCCAGTCTGGCTGGCAAGTTGGTTAGGGCGGAAAAACTTTAACTAAAACAGGCGCCAGTAGCGGCACTGTTATGGTAGACTACTATGTAAAAAGATTAGATAATACTATAACATAGCTTCAAATTGATGCTGGTACCTTTGGTGGTTATTTCTATGTTGAAGCAGATACTTTATTTAGACGTCAATCTGATGGTAAGGATTTACCTGCCAACTTAACATTCCCGCTCGTTAAGATTCAGTCTAATTTTACTTTCTCTATGTCTGCAACAGGAGACCCAAGTACATTTACGTTTACTATGGATGCGTTCCCTGGTTATACATATTTCAATACAAATAAGAAAGTACTTTGTGCAATTCAAGTTGCTGATGATGGTGTATCTGCTAATACAGCAACTAGCACAGTATTCCCGCATCCTGCCGAAACAAAAGATTCTAGAATTGTTGAATCTGTTTCTGATTCTGTGAATGGTACTGAAACAGCAGTTGATGGAGTTGTTGAAACGGACGATGCCGCGTCAGGCTAATAAATTAAATAAATTAAATGGGAGAAGTTTTAAAACTTCTCCCATTTTTTTGTTATAAGGAGAAAGAAGAGGAATGATGAATGGCTGATATTGTAAATGATATTGATTTTCAAAGATAGGCAGAAAATATTTTAGAATAGTTATAGAAAATAGTTGAACAACAAGACAATCAAATAATAATTGATAAATTAAAACCTATTTGTTAGCGATTTTCTGTTGTTTATGACTATTTTTATTAGCATGATATATCATATAATGAAGCTTTATAGCAATATGGAAAATTTTTAAAACATCTAACTGTTTTATCGCAATCATCTGATGAATCTAGCAATGTCATTCAAGATTTGAATAATATTCATAAAATACAAAATCTTTCTCAGTTTAATAATTAGAGATATGGATTAATACAACAATTATAGACAATTTTAACTGGTTTTAAATCAATCTTTTTAAGATTAATAGGCCAAGAATTTGTACAAGTTGTCGTTGTAGAAGTTGAAGATGAGCATGGAAATTTGATTCCTCAAACTTATTAGATGCAAAATTGGATGGATTTAGCATCTATAATTGTAGATAGGACAGATGGTTTACAAGGTAGATTAATGTAGAATAAAAAAATGGCATAGCATTTTGAAAAACGTCAACATAATACGATATTTGAAAAAATTGCTTCTAATCATATAGAAAAATGTAATGCAATTTATAGCTAGGCAAGAAGACGCATTAATATTTTTTATACAGTAACTGGACGCACAGGAGGCCAATCATTATTATTATATAAATTGTCTAATAGATGGTTTAAATTTTGGGTTGCTAATTTGGGAGATTTAAAAGAAGGATATGTTACAATGGTTATGAAGCATTAGGGTGAAATTCCTACTGAGCAAGAAAGGCAAATATAGTTATTTACACGATATATTGGTTAGGTAGATAATATTGCTGGTACATTATTACAAGATGTCCAAACTCAACAAAATCAACAAATTTCTGTTAAATCAAGCAGAGCACAAACAGGGTCACATATGGAAATAATTGCATTAATTAAAGAAATTGCCAATAGTAACGATTCTCCGTTAAATTTAATAAATAAAGCTTTTCAAAAAGATAAGGTTGCTAGTTTAACTGGAAAAGGGCGAAGAAATAGGCTATTAGATTCAAAAAAAGATAAAGAAAAGTTAGCAGAATTATTAAAGAAAAATGGAGCAAATAAAGCTCGCACCATAACAAATTAGATAATTCCAAAAGAAATTCGTGGTTGACAAATTAAAAAATTTTTTATATACTATAAAAGAGTATAGAATTGAGATAAAAGGAGTTTTAAAATGAAGGTATCATTCACTAATATGAAATTAAAGGTTGATAATTCAGTGAAAACTTTTTAGTTTGGCGGACAGACAATTGAAGTTTTACAATATCTTCCTGCTCAAGATAAATATGATTTAATTATGGTCGCTCTTCAAAATGCAACAGAAGAGGGCAATTATAATGAATTTAAATTAAATACATATTTTGAATTATATTTAGTTTATATGTACACAAATATTTCCTTTACTGAAAAGCAAAGAGAAAATGAATTAAAGATTTACGATCAATTAAAAAGCAATGGATTCTTTGAATTATTTTATGCAGCGTTGCCTGAAGATGAATATAATGAGTTACTCACTAACATTCAGACAATTAAAGAAGATACTATGCGGTATAGAGCAGGAGCCGCATCTGTATTAAATAATTTAATTAATAATCTTCCTAAAAATGCGGAAGCCGCAGCTAAAATTGTTGAACAGTTCAATCCTGAACAATTTAAAGCAGTAGTTGATTTTGCAAGATATGCAAATGGCGGAAGAGATATAAATACAAATTAGCAAGTGCAATAAAAAATAGGGGACAGTTAATTAACTGTCCCCTTTATTTTTTTATTTATTTGGTACCTGTACTACCAAAGCCGCCGCTACCGCGTTCTGTTTCAGATAAATTTTCAAATTCAGTAAACTCCATTGGCACGAAAGGCATTAATACCATTTGTGCAATTCGTTCACCAGGTTCAACCATCTGAGTAGATTCACTATCATTATGCAATGCAACGATATATTCTCCTCGATAATCGCTGTCGCACACTCCCACACAATTTGCAGGTCTCAAGCCCTTTTTTGCGGCAAGGCCAGATCGTGCAAAGATGGCAGCAAATGTATTTTTAGGAAGTTCAAATGAAAGACCTATTCCAATCTTTTCTGTTTCATGTGGACGAATCAAAACTGAATGGTCAATCGCCGCATAAAGATCATATCCCGCCGCATATTCGCTTCCGCGTGTAGGAAGATGTGCATTTTCATTAAGAATTTTAACAGGAATATTCATTCAACCACCTCATATTCAACTTCGTATTCTGTATCAGGTTCTTTAATATTGTTAAAAAGTTTGGTTAGAGTAATCTTATAATATTCATCTATAACTTCGCCTTTTGATTTAACTTCTTTATGCTAATTAGTATATTTACTTAAAATGTAAGTAGAATCTTTTTTAGCTTCTTCAATCATTTTAACAGCTTCCGCTTCAGTGTTAACGCGATACGTTTCTGTTGTGCTTACTAGATACTTCATATATTCTCCTTAAATACAATTAAAAATTAATTTATTATATTGATATTTTTCTATTTCTTTCTTTTGAATTTTTTGAATTAATCCAGATACATAATGAGCAGCTCCAGAAAAATCAACTTGATTTACATCGTATTGTTTAGCATAATTTAAGATATCTTCATCTAAATTTTCAATAGTAGTTTGGAATGAACTAATTTTGTTGCCATCCTAATAAATGTAGAAAGTTTGCTGTAAATCAAAAGGTCTTAAAACTCCTATAATTTTTCTCATTGTTATTTCTCTCCTTCTGATTAGCATTCAATTACAAAGTCATCACAAGGGAATAAATAATAAGCAAAGACTTCTTTATTAATTTTTAACCAAATTTCCCATTTATTATCATCTATTTCCTTTTCCATTGAAAGAATCTGTCCTCTTTCATTTAATAGCTCTATTAGTTCTTTTGCGGCGAGCTTTGGAGGATTAGCATTACGTTTGGCATACATATGAAATACTGTAAAATCATATTTTTCACGACATAATAACATTACATAGCTATCTGCATACCAATTAAACCATGTTTCTAATTGTCCTTGAATTTCTTCTATCTTTTCTTTTGAAAGAGCGGATTCTTTTTTCATAATCGCTTTATTCATATCATAAAGAGTTGTTCCTAAAGATACTTCAGATGTTTTTTTATCCATACTTTATATCCTTTACATATTTATTATAACATTTTTTTTTATTAAAAATCAACATTTTTGTATAAGATGCGTTGATTTCTACTTCCTCTTAGTTCAAGAGTTAAATCTTTTTCTTCTTCTTTATATCTTCCATCAATTAAAACATCTATGTTATTTAAAATATTATTAATGCTATCATTATTTTCAGCTTGTAATTCTTCTAATGTATAGCCTGTCCATACAAATATTTTAATATGCGGAAAAGCAGCGCGAATTCCAGTGATAATATTATTTACTCCATCACGGTTTTGAGGGCAAAGAGGTTCACCACCGAGTACTGAAAAGTTTCTTGTGATCCCATTTGCGCAAATAGCTTTTATAATTTGGCCCCGAATATCTACAGGAAGCTCTTTCCCGCCATTAAAATCCCATGTTTCAGGATTAAAGCATCCAGGGCAATGATGCGGACAACCTTGAACAAAAAATGAAACGCATGTCCCTTTCCCATTTGCAAAATCATTAGTATTTAATCCAGCATATCTTTTCATGTTTTACACAACCATTCTATTAAAATTGATCCTAATGAATTTCCTATAATAATAAATATAAACTTTAATAAATTCATAAATGAAAAATTAAATAATAGATAAGGAAAATCTGCTATACAGTGTTCTGCTCCAATTAAAATAAATATCATAATAGCAAATACTGTAAATAAATGAATTTTATTTTTTACTGCAAAATGAATTAGCATTCCACAAAAGATAGCATTAATAAATAGAGTTATAATTGATTTAGAAAATTTAGTTGCGGCTGCTGCAGATATGAGAGGAATAAAACCACCGTTTGCCAACGCATATAAACCCACTGTCGCCGCGATGCCAATAAAATTAAATATTAATACGGTAAGTAAAAATGGAGTATCTTTTAATTTTTGAACAAAACCAATTTTACCAGTATATAAATTTAATTGCATATTAATAATTGCTAACAACCCAAAACTAAATAACATTGGTCCAACTATAGGCACTTTAGTTTGGGTATTAATAATAACACCCAAACCAATTAAAATACCTGCCAATAAAGACTTATTTATACATTTTTTGGTTTCAATCATCATTATTTATATCCTCTAAGTAATGTAGAATGCTTAAATCTCATTTCTGTCTCTTGCTGTTTACCTAAATTAAAGGCTGTTTTATAATCTCCCGTAAGGTATCCAGTCACGCGTCTTAATCTTTGGATATTATTACCACCACACATTGGACATTTATCATTGATTTCTCCAGAATATCCGCATCCAAGACAAAGATCATTAGGTACGTTTAAGGCAAAATAAGGAATATCATGATCCATTGCATAATTAACAATTTGCTCAAGAGCATCAATATTGTGCAGAATTCCACTGTCTAATTCAACATAAGTAATACATCCCGCAGAACTGTATCCAGTTAATTGACTTTCAATATCAATTTTTGTAAATGGATCCATCTCTTTCCATACAGGAACATGAATACTATTAGTAAAGAATTCTTTATCACTTACATTTGGAATAGTTCCATATTTCTTTTGGAACTTTTTCATTGCAGTATAACATAAATTTTCAGCAGGAGTATAATAAACTCCAAAATTAAGTTTATATTCTTTTTTAAATTCAGCGCAACGATCTTTAAATAATTGTTCAATTCGTTTAGCTAATTTCATACCTTCTTCTGTAGTATGATCTTGACCAATTAAAATTTGAAGAGTTTCTGCAAGTCCGATTTGACCAAGAGCTAAAGTTCCATGTTTTAATGCACTTCTAATACCTTCTTCTGGATGATAGCCTTTCATAACATCATTTTCCCACATGAATTTTGCGGAAGATGGGTCTTGTGAACAAATATATTCAAATCTTTCAATAAGCATATCTTTAGCTTCATGGATTTTTTGATCAAGTAATCGCATAAAATTATCTATTGTAGTAATTTCTTTATATACAATTCCCTTTTCAACAGAACTATTTTCATAATCTTCAACAGATCCAATGTGCAATTTTTTAGCTTCCATAGCAATAGTAGGAAGAATAATAGTTACAGGACAAATATTACCACGGCCATCTTTGCGTTGCGGATTGACGCCTGGTTCTGCGTTTATATCGAAACCATTGGCGGTGCGGCATCCCATTGTTGAGAAATATGTGGTCGGGTCCTTAGGATCATAACCTGCATTCCCGCTCCAGTCAACATTTGCATAATTAGGATAAAGCCTTTTTGCTGTTGATTCTAGGGCTAATCTATAAAGATCATAATTCGGAGTATCAGGCTCTTTATTAACACCACTCATAATCTGAAAGATACCACAAGGAAAAACAGAGGTTTTATGAAATTCTCCAACACCATCAATACTTCCTTTTAAAAGAGCTTTAATTATCATTCTGCCTTCTGGAAGTGTACAAGTGCCATAATTAATAGAGGTAAATGGCAATTGATTTCCTGAGCGCGATTGCAGAGTATTTAAATTATGATACATCCCCTCAACCGCTTGTTTAATTTCTCTTTCAGTCATGTCCATTGCATATTCATATACTGAATCAATGCAATATGACGGATCTGTAACTGATAAGTTGTCTACTTTAAAATCATTTGATAAAGTCATTTCTTTTTCTATTGCGCTGTCGCTAAAATGACTAATATATTTTAATCCATCTTTATAATGTTTATAAAAACTTTTTCTTACATATGGGACCATCGTCCAGTCTAAATGTGTTGCGGAAACTCCACCAAATTGCTGTAAAGATTGAAGTTGGAAAATTACTGCAAGCAACTGAAAAGCTGTATTTACTGAATTGGCTGGACGAACATCTGTTTGACGTGTATTAAAACCTTTTGCAAGTAAATCGTCAAAAGGGATAGATAAACAATTGTGCATTCCTACTGCATAAGCATCTAAATCATGAATATAAATTTCATTATTTAAATGATTATCACGAGACATTCTAGACATACAATTATCTAAAGCATATTGTTTAGCAATAATTGAATCAAATTCACCGCGGCGACCGCCAAATGAATGTTCGTCAACATTTGCATTTTGATTATCAATTTTTTTACCAGACAGCTTTTCTTCTGCCGCCCGCATCATTTCAGAATTCCAATTTCTTTCTTTTGTACGAGCTTCTCTATATTTAATATAAGCTTTAGCAACATCTTTTCTTTTAGTCGCCATTAAACCATTTTCTACGAGATCTTGGATCTATTCAATAGAGAGCGGAGCTGTTTCTTCTTCGCAGTAGCCTTCAATATAGTTTGCTATATTTTCAGCTTTTGTTTCTGCATACTCAGAAATTGTTCCATCAACCGCCTCAAATGCTTTAAGAATAGCTTTTTTAATTTTTTCAGTATCAAATGGCATTTGTCTGCCATCGCGTTTTATGACATAAATCATAATATAATTCCTCCTAAGTAGTTAAAATATTTTTAGGGTGTACTATATTATATAAAAATTTATATTGTTAATTAATTATTACTGCCCAAAAGCAACCAAGTAGTAATAATCGAGCTTTTTAAAATATTTTCATAATTACTAGATATATTATTATAAGTTTCATAAAGAAAATTTATATTTTTAAAATCTTCTTTATCTGATAAAAATCTTCTACAGATTTCTGTACAATCAGGATTTTCTTCTCTATCCAAAGATCTTAAAAGACGAATTTTATCTGGAGCTTTAATATATACTGGTAATACCTCTAATTGATTATTATTTAAAATATTGCGGATTCCTGTTGGAGTTAATATAATAATATTAATTTTATTTTTTTGAAATTCATCTATTGAACTTCCATAATACCAATCTCTATCTTTTACATAAAAAAACTCTAAAATTTTATTATTATTTTTTAATTCTTTAAATTCGTCATTAGAAATAAAATAATAATTTTTTCCATTAATTTCATAATCTCGTGCCGGCCGAGTTGTATAAGTAATGGGTTTATGTGTATTTGGAATATTTTTGAGTAGCCAGGTCTGGATAGTGTCTTTTCCAGACCCAGACTCCCCAAATAATGCTAAAACTTTAATTTTTTCTATCATGCAATCGCCCTTTCATGCTCTAATGAAATATCTCCATTTTCATCAACATTTGTAATTTTATATAATTGATGCGTTGCTGTGCTTTTATAAGTTTTGGCTACAAAAGTATCTTCTCTTCTATAACCAGTAATCATAACTTTTATGCCTCTTGAGAACCATCCTTTTTCTAATACTTTTTTACTTCCATCTTCTTGGACTTCTGAAAGTTGTCTATTATACATTGCATAATACTCTTTAGAAAATTTAACATTTACAACGCCATATACGGTTAAAATTGTAATTGTTGATTTTGTATTATTTTTACTAATAATAGTCCCTGCAATTTTAGAAAGTTTATAAATGGGAATATCATATCCATTTCTTTTAAAGAAATAATCAATTTCAGATTCAGGATTTAAATCAAAGAAATTTACAATACCATATTTAAAATTATTTACATTTTTTAATTCATGGTCATGATGATAAAAGCACAAACTTTCCATTTCCCAGGCGGAAATATTTTCATTTGCATATTTATCCCAAGTCTCTTTAAATAATATATTATTATATTCATTTAAAACAAAATCATGATTCTCTTTTAACCAATCTCTTGCTTTATCCATAGTTTTTTGATAAATTTTATCCCATATCTTTTGTTGTACGCAAGGGATATTATCTATAATTTCAAGCCCTTCGCCATCATATAAATCATTATAAAAATCTAAATCTCTATCTCCTGTCATATAATAGTAAGCACCTGTTTTGTTCTTTTTTAAATATTTATTAAATGCGAAGGTTCTTTGCTCATAGATTAATGAATTTGGAAGTAAATTTTTTTCAATTAATCCATTTAAATTTTGTAAAGTTAATTTCTTTTTGGGGTCACTTACAATAGAAAGATAATAGCCCATAATTGCATATCGCGGTTCGATACTAATTTTACTTGCCCATTCATTGTCGACCTTATCAAAAGCCCCTGACTTAATTAAGGAAATCATTTGAGTTTTATTAAGCGGACATCGCATCATAAAATCAATAATTCCTTTATATGGCCTGCCAGCAATAATTTGATCAATAATCGGTCCTCCAATTTTATTAACGCCTTTTAAACCAAACAGAATTTCATTATTATTTTCATCTGGTTCAAAACTATATCCTGATTTATTGATATCAATTAAAGAAACATTAATACCTCTAGATGTAATGTCTCCAATCGCTTTTGCTAATTTTGAATAATCTGTGGATTTATCTTTTGTATCTTCTTCTTCTGTATCATCTTCTATATCATCCTCTAACGATGCACTATTTACAATTAAACAAGCTGTATTCCAATAAATTGGATTCCAATTAATTGCTAAATAAATCGTTTGCACGCCAATAAAAGAATATGCAAGAGCATGAATGATTGAAAATGAATATCCCATCTGGGGGCCAATACCAGCTGTCCAAACATATTTTCCTAGCTGCGGAGATTTTGCCTTTTGAAGAATTGACTCATGAAGTGCAGGAATTTTATCCATTTGTTTTTTACCAACAATTTTGCGTGCGGCGTTTGCTTCTTTTAAAGTAAATCCGCAAATATTTTCATCCATTAACATTTGCATAAGCTGTTCCTGAGAAGGTGGAACCCCATATGATTGTTTAAAATATGGTTCAAGAGTTTTTTGTTCTTCTTTTGTCAAACCTGCATTATCCATTTCTTTATACCATAAAGAAATATTATTTTTATAACGAACATATTTTTCCATTGGCGTTTCTGCACCTTTTTCCGCAGTCATAAGACGCATTAACCCATTGGCATCACTCATTTCAAGAATTGACTCTGGTTTAATTTTCTTTGCCGCCTGAGACCCGACCTCTGAATCAAACTGAAAAATATTTAAAACATTATTCAATCTTAATGATTCCCATATCTTTTCATTATTAAGTGGTAATACTTCTGGATGTAAATATTTATTATATACTTCTCTTAATGTCAAATTTTTATCAATTTTATTATATTTCTGAAGAAGATCAATTGTTTTTGCAATTTTATCTTGCACTTCTGTTACAAGGAAGTCATATTTTGTCATACCGCAAGCTTCACACATATGAAGATCCCATTGAGTAATAACTTCTCCTTTTGGCGTTTTCATAAAACAACCAAATTCATATGGATCTTCATCAAACAAAATTACGCCGCTTGCATGGCTACTTCTTTTGTTAATTAATCCTTCAATTGACATTGCAATATCTAATAGCCCAGGATATTGATCCATTTCTGCAATAAATGTATTAATTGGTTTTCTATCTTTATCAGGATTACCATTTACAACATCATTCAATGGCCATAAGAAGCCTCGTTCACTTGGAATTAATGAAGATAAATACTGTGCTATATCTACATTAATACCATCTGGAAATTCTTCTGACCTATAACCGCGGCAAGCTGTTAAAATTGCACTTTTTGTTGCTTCTGTACCAAAAGTTGCAATTAATGTACATCCTAAATTTTTTCTGGAATCTTCATCAATATCTTGATTAAAGTTTTGTCCGCGTTCTTCTTTAATTTTTTTAAGAATTAAAGGACGTTTACTAGGGCATAAATCTAAGTCAATATCTCCTAATTCAATTCTTTCTTTATTTAGATAACGCCAGAAAGGAAGATTCCATTTAATTGGATCCAATTGAGTAATACCCAATAAATAATGATTTAAACCAGAACAAGATGATCCTCTTCCTGCGCCAACGGTACTTCCGCATTCCCAAAAAAGATCAACATAATGTTGAAGAGTTATCGGATAACGGAACATATTAGTTTCAAGTTTTTCACTAATTGTTTTTTTAATATCGGCTTCTTCTTCAAGTCGAGAAAGGTATTCGTTATTATCTTTATCAAGTTGTTTTAATTTAATTAAACATTCATTTACCCAATATCTTTCATATTCATCTTTAGATATTTTCATATTATATAAATTTGGATATTGAGATAAACTTTTATCTTCGTACGGAATATAATCTTTTACTTTTACTTTTGGGATTGTCTGTTTATGAGAAAGATTATAATTTTCAATTTTATTATAAATTTCTTCTGAATTAGAGACTAATTCATTATAATTTAATTCAGATGGCGCGATATTTTCTTTAATATTATCTTCATCCTGCAAATAAGCATATTCATAAAACATATCAATTTCACGTTCTCCATCTTTTGAATTAAGATATGCTTTATGAACATAACGATCTTCTTTTTTAAGATAATGAGCATCAGAACCTAATACCATTTTACAATTGAATGCTTTTGCTACTGATACGAGTCTTTTATTTACCGCAATCTGATCAGAGGACCTGCCAGGTGCGCATTCAATATAAAAATCATCACCAAAAAGTTGCTTACACCATAAAATAAAATTTACAATATCATTATGAGCATTTTCAATAGTTTCATAATCATTATGTTTTTCTGCTTTAATTAAATTTAAAACTTGAGAAGATACTTCTCCGCCAATACAGGCGGTTGTTGCAATTAAACTATTAGGATATTTATTTACAATTTCTTCAAGTTCATTATATAAAGTTGGAACTCTTTCCATACCTTTGTCTGAATAACTATTCAGCCATGCTCTGGTAGATAATTCCCTTAATGCTCTATGTCCTGTTTTATTTTTTGCAATTAAGATAAAGTGATAATATTTTTGACCACGAGATCTATCTGCGGTTAAATATATTTCATTACCCAGCGCAACTTTAAAATCAGGATATTTATCATGAATTTTTTGAGCATAAAAATTAGCTTCCGGATGGCCGCTTAAACATTCATGATCTGTTAAAGCAATTCCACTTAGTCCAATTTCTATTGCCCTATCAATTAATTTATCAACTTTATTTATACAGTCAAGGAGACGAATGTTTGAGTATTCTGAATGTGAATGCACCTCAAATCGCTTCATTCTTTTTTTCCTCCTTTTTATTTTCTCTATATATTATAACATAAATAATTATAAATGTCAATTCTTTTTATCTTGTTCTTTATAATATTCTTTTACATTATCATAAAAAAGCCATGAATCTTTTTCTTCTATTATGTCAAACTCTTTATAATGATGAAATAAAAAAGATCCCATATCTCTAAATAATCCATCTTCTATAAAAATAATACAGGGTTTCCCCGTCATTTGAGAAATAGATGTAATATTAAGAATATCACATATTTTTTGTAAATAATTAATATTAAAACTAAAATCAACATAACCAATAGAAGAGCTAAATTTTAATTCTAAAATCATACAATGAGAGTTAGTTTTAATATCCCAATTTTTAATAATTGCATTAAAAATACCAGTTTCAGACATAATAACTCCTTATTAAATAAATTCCATGTTACAACAATATAATGCACAACAAGGAAGAATTCTTTCATAAAAAATATTTTTTTCAATAATTGAAGATATTTTCACTTTATAAAATCTATATCCTTTTGCATTAATACTTGGGCATACCCATCTCCATTCCTAATTAGTTCTCTAATTTATCCAAATAAGCTAACTATATGATTGACGGATTAGTTGATATTCAGGATATGCCCTCATATAGTCTATTGCCTATTTTTGAGTATGTGTAATAATACTGCATATTACAACTTGATTAGAACAAGGATATGGCCGTCCTTCTTGGTAATTATAAAAATTTATATAATGTTGTTTTTCTTTTTGAGATAATAATTCCATTATTATTTTACCTTACTAATACTAATTTTTCACTAGATCTAGTGCAAGCTGTATATAGCCATCTTGCATGTTCAAGTTTATTAAATGGAAAGTTTTCTTCTAATACAACAACTTTATTCCATTCAGAGCCTTGCGCTTTATGGACTGTAATAGCATAAGCATAAGTAAATTCTTTAGGAACCAAATCACCATATCTAGGTTTTAATTTTCCAAGTTGGTATGAAAGTCTCCAATCACAACATTTTTCTCCTGTGATTAACATCTTTCTGTCGATTTCAATTAAATTATAACTGTCATTTGTTTCAGGAATAATTAAATCACCCATTAAAATATCAAATTGTTTAATAGGTGATTTAATGAAATAAGGCAAAGTTCTAAAAGATTGAAAACTATTTTGTAAAATACCAATAGTACCGTTAATTAAAGCATCGTCATTTGTACTATAATCTTCCCAGTAATTTCTTAAACAAATAAGTTTATCACCATCTTCTGGTAATTCAGATCTATTAAATAAATTTCTAATTTGTTTATTAATTTCTTGACGTTTGTTATTTGTTGCGGTAAGCACTTGATCTCCCCACAATAGAACTCCTGTATTCAATTGACTATATGGCATAATTTTTACATCTTTGCCATCTTGATATTTAATTTCTTCTTGATTGCGGATTTTCATTGTCAATTGAATAATTTCAGATTCTGCCTCTTGTCGCATAATTTCATCAAGAAAAATATGAGGATTATCAAGCAAATGATTGTCATCTTCTTTTTCTATTGGCGGGAGCTGGAATGGGTCTCCTAAGCAAATAACATATACATTATGAGTAAATAAAAGATCCATTAATGTTTTCGGAGCCATCGATACTTCATCAACTACTATAATTCTATATCCGAGCATTGTCTTTGGTTTTCTAAAGAATCCTCCAGTAGGCTTAGGAATAGATTCATATAATAGTTTATGCAATGTGCAGACGTTTTTGTTGCCTTTTTTTCTTAAGATTTCCGCAGCCTTACCAGTAAAAGCACAATAGCAAACAAGATCTTCATCGATGCCAATAGCGTCAATAATGAATCTCACAAGTGTACTTTTACCTGTGCCCGCATAGCCACTAATAACAGTGACTTTTTCATTATCAAGATAGCGGCGGACCGCGATTTTGAGCCCTTCTTCTTGCTTATAAGTTAATTGCATTTTATTTTTCCTTTAATATTTT